CCACTAATATATTTATCAACGCGCTACTAATATATTTATCAACGCGCCACTAATATATTTATCAACGCGCTACTAATATATTTATCAACGCGCTACTAATATATTTATCAACGCGCCACTAATATATTTATCAACGCACCACTAATATATTTATCAACACACCACTAATATATTTATCAACGCGCTACTAATATATTTATCAACGCGCCACTAATATATTTATCAACGCGCTACTAATATATTTATCAACGTGCTACTAATATATTTATCAATGCGCTACTAATATATTTATCAACGCGCTACTAATATATTTATCAACATGCAAAATTATATATTTGATAACATACCAAATTATATATTTATCAACGCGCCACTAATATATTTATCAATACACTACTAATATATTTATCAACACACCACTAATATATTTATCAACACACAACTAATATATTTATCAATACACCACTAATATATTTATCAATACACTACTAATATATTTATCAACGCGCTACTAATATATTTATTGACGCGCTACTAATATATTTATCAACGCGCTACTAATATATTTATCAACGCGCTACTAATATATTTATCAACGCGCAAAATTATATATCAATTAACATATAGTTTATATATTAATTAACATATAGTTTATATATTAATTATTATAAATAAAATATTGACATAGATTATTATTAATCACACAAACTACGACCACAATAATTACATCCTGTTATATATTCTTTATTATTTATCCACTGATCTAACATATTTTTATAACAAAATATACAAATTCCATTGCTATATGGACCTACGAAATTTATTAACTTATTTGCAAAACAATATTCATCGTATTGTTTTGCTATTTCATTATAATATTCATTTTTTTCTGTTATTATTTTATAATCAGGATTTTTATATGGTATTATTCTATATGTTCCAGATTCATAATCAGGTTCCATATCAAAACATCCTGAATCTATAGATTGTGCATCTTGCTCAATAGTAGTTATAGTTGAATCATTATCTTCTGTATGTACCATTATAGTATTAGTAGGAGATGGATGATTATTTTCAGTATATATAATTTCTGTATTAGAAAAGGATAGATTATTTGTTTTTATGGATTGTTCAATATTTTTTACACTATCTTTATCACTGTTATAGTCTATTATATTATCAATTATTACTGGTTGATTTAAATTTAATAAATGTTTTTTTGCTTGTTTTTGTTCTTGATCATTATACATATTATTATATAAATATGGTATTATATAATTGAAAAAATATAATTCAATTTTTATTATTAAATTAATAAATATTAATTAATAGTAATGAATTGGCCACCTAAAATAAATTATAATATAGATGTTTATGACATTAATAATGAAATAATAAAATTTACAGGTAAAGTAGTGCAAAATATATGGAATAATACCGCTTCTGTAATAAAATTAAATATTGAACAAAATTACATTGATAAATCTTTAAAACAATTCCCACAATTTTCGAACGGTATTAATCATTATTTATTAACTGCATCACGAAAATGGCAATATACTAAAGATATCAATAATGAACAATCTGAATCTAATAATATATATGTTAATATAATTCCAAATATTGACACTAATCTATATACTACAGATATAGATAAAACAAATGAAATTAATAAAAATAAGCTGGATGCAAATAATCCTTATTATAAACCATTAATAAGTAATTCAAGCATAGAATTCTCTGAAGAAGATAATGATATATTAAATTCAAATATAGGAATTTCAAATATAACAAGTATAGATAGTAGTAAACAATTAGAATTATTAAATAAATTAAAACAATTTGAAAAAATAACAAAAAATAATATAGTTACTCCTATGAATTATACTATTACTAATACTATCATTATTAAAGACGCAAAAGATGAAATTAATGAAGGACACAAAATGATTAATTATATAAAATCTTTATTAAATTTCACTGACGATTTATTAATGAAAATACATGCAGGTTATGTTATTGTAACACGTAAAGGTGCTTCTATATTAGATGTTATTACAAATGATTTAGTTCCAAATATACAATATTTTAAGTGGCAATTAAATGAACCAATTAATTATCATTCATTAAAACATTTTTTATTACAATCTGAAACTGAATTAGCAATTAATGTAAACAAAGAACAAAAAACAGAAGCTGAATATATTTTAGGACAAGAACATGTGATTGCTATACAAATTAAATCAAAATTCCAGATGTGGTGTATAGAAAGATTATTAATGATATGGTATGGAGATAAAGAAATAGAACAATGTATTCGAAAAATAAAATTATTAATTAATCATTATAGAGCTGATTCTACACAAAATTATAATATTAAATACGGTGTTTTACCTATGGTTATGATATTCCCTAGATATGGTATTGAAAATGCAAAACTTCTATTATCTAAATTGGAATATTATTTTTCTTTATATGTTAATGATGATATTTATGATAATACATCTATATATATTGCAAATTCACAACCTACATATTATATAAAAAAAAATAATTTAATATATTATGCAAATGGATCAACTGATTTAAAACAATATATAAATGAAATAATTAAAAATGAACCAAGTATTATACAAAAATCATTCAACCAAGAATTCACAAAATTTATTATTAATAAATAAAAATTGATGTTTTAAACAATAATAACTAATTTTTATTATAATTACTATATATGGCATTTAATAATGATAATTTATATGATACTATAAATAATACATCTATTAAAAATGATGATGTTGATCCATATAATGATAAAAATATATTAGTTACTTCTGATGATATCTCTAATATATTTAAAACATATTTTAATATAGAAATGAAACCTAATGGAATGGATGAATATATAAAAGCATTTACTCATAGTTCATATACTATAAATAAATATTATGAATTAAATATAAAACATAGTACTAAAACAAATAAAAATAATGATACAAATATATCTAAGATTTCCAAAGATAAAGTTTCTCCTTTACCTTTACAAAAACAATCTAGTGAAACATTAGAATTATTAGGTGATAATGTATTGAAATTAGCTATTTCCAGTTATCTCTATAAACGATATCCATATGAAGATGAAGGTTTTATGACTAGTTTAAAAGCACAATTAGAAGATAAAACATCTTATGCTAAATTTGCATTACATTTAGGACTAAATAAATACATTTTACTATCAAAACAAACTGAATTAATAATGGGAAGAACTACACAAAAAATTTTAGAAGACTGTTTTGAAGCATTCATGGGTGCATCTTATTTAGATCAAGGTTTTGAATTATGTAGGAAAGCTATGTGGATAATTTTAGAAACTCAAATTCCATATTCTGATTATCTTTACAAATGCCATGATTATAAAGGATATTTACAAAATGAATTCCATGCTATGAAATGGCTACATTCACAAAAATATAAAGATATTGATTGCAAAATTATCGATGGAAAAAAATATTTCACTGTTGGTATTCTTGATAATAAAGGACATATTATTCAAGAAGGTGTCGGGACTGGTAAAAAAGAAGCAGAACAAAATGCTTCTATGATACTATTATATAAATGGGGCATTATAAAAAAAGATCAAATGAAATAAATATTTATTTTATCATCCAATAAATAAAATAAATATTTATTACTTTTATTATCCAATAAATGAAATAAATAAAATAAATAAAATAAATAAAATATTGAATAATTTATATTTAACATATTAAGTATTTTATATTGTATATATATGGATATTATCTTATATACAATCCCATTAATACCATGTATAAACGATGATATATATAAGAACACTTCTTTTTTAACATCATTTATACCAGAATCAGATATAATAGAGAAATATATAGATAGTAAAAATGAAAATGAAAAGTATGATATAAATGAAAATGAGTTAAATAATATTTTTAAAAAACAATATATTAATATTGACAAAGAAGGTTATTATAAATCTTTGCATATAGCATGTTATAATAAATTAGTTAATAATATATCTGATATTATACGTAAAATGATATTTTATGGTAAAAAGAAATATGTATATAGAACTAGTGTAGAATTTAATAGTAATATAATTGATTCAGTTGCATGGTCTATTAATAGTGAAAAAAATGTTAATAAAGATATTTTACAAATATGGCAAAATATGGGTTTAAAAATGCCTGCTAATATACTTATAGAAAATATTAAACACAAGGGATATATATTAGATATAAAATGTAATTATACACATCCTAATGATGTTGATATGTATTATCCATATACTGAATCAATAGAAGTGTATGATATATATATTAAATGTGATAGGAAAAGAAAACGTGAAGAAATAGACCACAAGGATCCGCAGTGCTAAAGCGCATGCTTTATGATATTTAATTTATTGGATGTTTTATATTATTTTTATAATAATATAAAATATTTTATAATAATATGAATGAAGTGAAAGATTATGTTGATATGACAATAAATGGAAAAATATTTCCTCTATGGATTTTACAAAATTTTAAACAATATAGAATGAAACCAATTATTTCTACTGATGAAAATGAAGATCCATGTATAAATTATGGAAATATCCACGAAAACGATAATCAAATTATTGAATTGCATAATTATCAAAAATTTATTGGTGTATATTTAGATTATAGAAGTACTAATAAAAGTATTTTATTATATCATGGTCTAGGTTCCGGTAAAACTGCTACTGCTATTAATGTTTATAATGCTTTATATAATGCATCAGATGGATGGAATGTGTTTATTTTAATTAAAGCAAGTTTACATAATGATCCATGGTTAAAAGATATTAAAAAATTTCTTGAAAAAAATGAATATAATTCAAGATATGCAAATATACGATTTGTACATTATGATTCTCCAAAAGCTGATAAAGATTTTATTGATGTTATAAAACAATCTGATGGTAGCAAAAAAAATTTATATATCATAGATGAAGCACATAATTTTATTAAAAATGTATATAATAATATTATTAACAAAGCTGGCAAAAGGGCACAAACTATTTATGATCTTATACTTGAAGATAAAAAAAATAATGATACTACTCGTGTTATATTAATTTCTGCTACCCCAGCTGTTAATACTCCTTATGAATTAGTTTTAATTTTTAATTTATTAAGAGAAAACATATTTCCTGAAACTGAACTTAAATTTAATGAAATTTTTATTTCATCTGATGGTAATTCATTAAATCCTGATACTAAAAATATGTTTCAACGTAGAATTATAGGTCTAGTTTCTTATTATAAAGGTGCAACTTCTGATTTATATGCAAAACGTAATATTATACAAAGAGATTTACGAATGGATGAATTTCAATATCGTATATATAAACATTATGAAAATATTGAAAAAAAATTAGAATTAGCTAATAAAGGTAAAAAAAGTACTGTTTATAAATCTTACACTCGACAAGCTAGCAATTTCATTTTCCCTTTTATGAGTGGCGATATGACTGGTGAAAATAGACCACGTCCTAGTTCTTTCAAAATATCTGAAAAAGACGCTCAATCACTTATGGAAAATAAAAATATATCTGAAATTGATAAAGAAAAAGAAGAATTATTAAATTTATATAATGAAACACTTAAACAATATATTTCTTCTTTTGATTCCTTTTTAGATAATATAAACAAAAATGATCATGATAACAAACACACTTTAAATGATGATATTGAAATTTATAAAAAAGATTATAAATATAAATTTGGTGAATTTTTTAAAAATCATAAAAATAAATCTAAATTATTTACTACTATGTATGAATGTAGTGCTAAAATGACTGCTATTTGTTTTAATACTTTTAAATCAAAAGGTCCTATTTTAGTATATTCAAATTATGTTAGGATGGAGGGATTGGAGATATTTAGAATTTATTTGAAATATTTTGGATTTGATGAATTTTCTATAAATAGTGATGGAAATGATTATTTTAGGTATTGTTCATTTACTGGTGATATTTCACAAGAAGAAAGAACTAAAATATTAAAAGAATTCAATAATAAAGAAAATTTACATGGAAAAAAAATACGTATTATTATGATTTCTCCTGCTGGTAGTGAAGGTATTTCCCTTAAAAATATCAGACAAGTCCATATTATGGAACCTTATTGGCATGAAGTACGTATTGAACAACTTATTGGCCGTGCTATTCGTCAATGTTCTCATAAAGATATTCCAATGCAAGACAGAATTGTTGATATTTATAGATATAATGCTGTTGGTCCTAATGGCGAAGAAACAACTGATAAAATTATTCAAACAAATGCATACGCTAAACATCTTCTTATTGATTCATTTTTACAAGTTGTTCGTCAAGTTGCTATTGATTGTGAATTATTTAAAGATGTCAATATGACTGATAATAAATATCAATGCTTCCAATTTAATCAAAATTCTTACTTTGATGAACAAATTGGTCCTGCCTATAAATTAGATATTCTACAAGATATTAAATTAAATAATGGTCTCAATGCCACCAATTCTATTGTTAAACAAATCAAAACATACAAAATTAAAGCTGTCAAACGATTAGATAAAGTATTCAGTCAAGAAATAGATGCATGGTATAATCCAGATACTGGTATTGTTTATGATTTTGATTTAAAATTTCCTATCGGTAAAGTATTAAAAGAAAATGATATACCTAATAAAATAAAAAAAGGTACATACATTATCGACAATATCATCGTCATTCCTAAATTCAGAAAATAATTATTATATATCAATTACATATGTTAATTCTATAAAATAATATATAAATTTTTCACTACTTTATATATTATTTATTTATAAACTACATAATGTATATTTTATAGCTATTACATATGTTAATTTTATAATATATAAATTTCGCGCCACTTTATATATTATTTTATTTATAAGCTATTACTGGGCATATTTTGTAATTTATATATTATAAATTATTCATCTATTATACATGTTAATTTTATAAATAATATATAAATTTCGCGCTAAATAGTACATAATTTATAAAATAATCAATCTATAAATACATTGGATTCATTGGCATATATAGCATATTATTACTATTTATACGTCTACTTTTCAATAATGCTTCCATAACTAATGTCAATGTTATCAAATCTTTACGCCGTTCTTTTGGATCTGTTGATATTTGTATGTCATCAAACATATTTCCATTTTTTGTCTTTATTAATAATTCATCTAATTGCTTTTTCATCTCAGCTCTGGTTTTATTTTCTATTTTTAATTTTTTTTGCATATCTTCTTTTTCTATTTTTGTTATATTTAATTGATCTTGTAATTTTTGTAATATTTCTGCTTGTGCTTGTGCTTGTGCTTTTTTTAATGCGTTTTCTTTTTCTGTTTGTGCTAGTTCTTTTTGTAATTGTGCTTGTGATTGTGCTTGTGATTGTGCTTGTGCTTGTGCGTCGTGTAATGCTGCTTGTGCTTCTTGTAATTTTTTATTTGCTTTTTGTAATTCTTGTTCTTGTAATGTTTGTGCTTCTTTTGCTTGTTTGTGTAATTGTGCTTTTTCTGTTTGTAATCTATTATTTGCATCTTGTAATTGTGCTTCTTTTGCTTGTAATTCGTTTAGTGCTTGTGCTTGTGCGTGTAAGTCTGCTTGTAATTGTCGTGCTTCTTTTGCTTTTTTATTTACTTCTTCTTTTTCTGCATTTGCTTTTTTATTTGCTTCTTCTTTTTCTGAATTTGCTTTTTTATTTGCTTCTTGTAATGCTTCTTGTGCTTTTGCTTGTTCGTGTAATTGTTCTTTTTGTGCTTGTAATTGTGTTTGTGCATCTTGTAATTTTTTATTTGCATCTTCCAATTGTGCTTGTGCATCTTGTAATTTTTTATTTGCATCTTTCAATTGTGCTTGTGCATCTTGTAATTGTTCTTTTTGTGCTTGTAATTGTGTTTGTGCTTCTTTTAATGCTTCATTTTGTGTATTTAATTGTTCTTGTAATGTTTCTTGTGCTTCTGCTAGTTCTTTTTTTATGTTATCTAATGTTGATTGCATTGAATTCTCTGAATTAGATGAAAATCGTATTTGTGGAACTGTATTTCTACTTTTTAATTGATTAGTTTTGTCTAATTCTTCGGTCAAATTGTTATTAATTTCTTGTAATCTTTGTATTTCTATCTTCAATGTGTCATTAAGTTTTATTAATTCTTGTATTTCTGCGTCTTTTGTTTGTTGTAATGTTTTTAATTCTTCTTTATTTTTTGTATTCAATGCATATAATTCTTCTTTATTTTTTGTTTTTAATGCTTCTAATTCGTTTTGCATTTCTGTTTGCAATTCAGCTAATTTTTGTTGATTTTTTATGTAAGATTGTTTTGCGGTATCTGATTGTATTTCGGATATTTTCATACTTAATATGTCGTTTTGTTTTATGATAGAATTTTTATCTGTGAGTAGTGTGCTAATTTCTTTTTGTAATGTTAAAATGTAATTTTCCTGTTCTTTATTTAATTTTAGTAATTCATTTATTCTTTTGTATAAATTAGAAATATTATCTGATTTTTTATATTCATCTAGTTCTTTTTGCAACTTATCAATGATTTCATCATATATTAGTTTGAATTCTTGTTCTTTTTTATTACCTATTGCTTTATCTAAAATATCTATCAACCACATACTAATTCTTAATACTCCGGCTTTTGTAAAAATATCTACACCATCTACATTTGTAATATCTTTACTAATATCTGTTATAGAGTCAGTTGATTTCATGTTGTCCCTACCATTCCACAAAAATGTCAGGTTATTGTTTCTTAAAATATCTGAATATTTTTTTTGAAATTCAAATATTGTTTGTACTGGCACTCTACCTATATCATTAGCATTATAATCAACTAATATATTATATAAGTTTTTTGTATCGTTTAGTAAATTATAACCACCATATAGATTTATAAAATTAACATATAAATCAAAATTATTCATATTTATAATATGATTGTATTTTTATTTTATACATTATTTAATTATTCTAATTTTTCTTCTAATTCTTTATTTATATATAATTTGTAATATTTTTGACCCATCATTTTTTCCACCATATAATTCTACAAAATCTATATATGTCTTAAATTCCAGCATTATATATATTATATAATTATTATATAATATATTAATTATTAAAAACGTTTATATTTCATTGCTTGCAATATGTTTGCTATAGATTGTAATTCCTTTATTCTGTCTTGTTGTGTCATACCTGTTAAATTAGGTAATTGTATACAGTTAGTTAATTTATTATTTGCTTCTTCTATAGTCATTTTTGCTTGCTCTAATTGTTTTTCTAGTTGTCGTATTTCTTGATCATTGGTTTCATCTTGTTTTAATTGTAGTTGAGCTTTCAGTCTAGTTATTTCTTGTTCATTTTCTTGTTCATTTTCTTGTAATTCAACATTTTTTTTTTGTATATCGTCTAGTTGTTTTTGAATTTCTACATAAGAACGTTTATATTGGACTGCTTCATCCATCGAAATATTTAGTTTGCGTAATGTATTGTCTAAATCCTTTCCTAGGCGCTTTATTTCGTCTGTTGAGTCTGATGATACTGATGATTGATGATGTAATTTTCCTAAAATTGCTGTGGTAATATGGTTAATCACTAACTTTAAATTTTTCTCATCTTCATTTGTTAATTTATAGTTTTGACTGCTTATTGCAGATATATTTACTTTATCTTGCAATTCTAGAGTTTTGTATTTATTAACAATTAAATTATAGGTCAAAACATTTAAATTAATTAGATTTTCTGCTATATTGTTTAAAGCTTCTAATAATTGTTCGATAGTAGGATCAGCACCTCCATACATATTGGCAAAATTAACATATGTATTAAATTTCAACATTTATATATATATATATATATATATTATTTTTTAATATGCCATTAAAATTATATTCATAATAATTTTATTACCACCACTTAATTGTTTTTCTAAACATTTATTTTGTATATTTATTATAGAATCAATATATTTTTTATCATTTTCAAAAATATGGTATTTTAATGAAGGAATTAATGTTTTTATAAATAATATTAAATCATTTGCACTTAATTTATTATTATCTAATACTTCATCATGGTTTATTTCTAATTGATATGTTAAAATATTATCTTTTAATTTATAATAATTATAAGTATTTAATGATTCTAATATATTTAATATAGTGAAATTATTACTTAATTGCACTGATTTAAATTTATCTTCATCAATTTATTAGATGATATTATACTATTAATATTATTTATTATTACAATTAAATCTAATATTGGCAACTTATCAATACCAGAACTACCATAAATATTTGCAAAATTAACATATATATTAAATTTCAACATTTATATATATATATAATTTTTTTAATATATATTATTTATTAAAATAATACTGGTTATTTAAATGTAGTCAAATATCCATGCTATTGATTGTAAATTCCCTTAGTTTTTGGTCTTCTGTCATATCTGTAAAAGTGCCTACTTTTACACATTTAGCTAATTTATTATTTGCTTCATTTATAGTTCGTTTTGCTTGCTCTAAATCTTGTTTTAGTTGATTTGTAGTTTGTATTTGTAGTTGTTGTTTAATTGTATTTTCCAGATCTATTCTATATTTTGATATAGATTGTTCTATGTCTTTAGTTTGTTGTTGTAGTGTATTTTTATATTGTGCTAATTTTCCATTTCCATTTTGTAATTTTTCATTTTCTTTTTGTAATTTTTTATTTGCTTCGTGTACTTGATTTAATGTTGATATTTCTTGTTTTATCTTTAGTTGTAATTTAATATATTTTTGCAATAACGAGTTATCTTCTTTCTGTAATTTTTCTTGTGTTTGTGCTTTTGCTAATGTTGATGCTAGTATTGGTAGCGTTGGTAGTGTCGGTAATAGTGGCGGTGTATGCGGTAGTTGTGATGCTGATGAAGATATTTGTTTTTGTATTTTTTCACTTATAGCTTTTTTTATTTGAATTACTCTGTCTATTACCATTACTTTGGTAAAAAAATTTTTTTGTAATCCTAACTCTGATAAAATTTGTGTTATATTACTATTGTTTATGCCATATATAGTTTCAACATTACTACCAATTAATCGAGATAACATATTAGGATTCGAAGGATATAAATCAATATTAATATTAATATTTTTCAACTTAAATAAAAAATTCTTAAATGTATCTAAAGAGAGTAGATCATTGATATGTATAGTATTATAAAAATAATTTAGATCTTCTAGTGTCAAATGACCTAAATAGCCTCCATACATATTAGCAAAATCCACGTATGTATTAAATTTCAACATTTATATATATACGTATATATATGTATTTTTTAATATGCCATTAAAATAATATTCATAATAATTTTATTACCACCACTTATTTGGTTTTTTAAACATTTATTTTGTATTTTTATTATAGAATCTATATATTTTTTATCATATTCAAAAATATGGAATTTTAATGAAGGCATCAATGTTTTTATAAATAATATTAAATCATTTGCACTTAGTAATTTATTATTATCTAATACTTCATCATGGTTTATTTCTAATTGATATGTTAAAATATTATCTTTTAATTTATAATAATTATAAGTATTCAATGATTCTAATATAGTTAGTAATTCATTATATGGTATTAAATTAACTGGTTCAGTAGGTTTTGTTAATTTAAATTTATTTATTTCATTATAACATTTACTTTTATTATCATTGTTCTTAGCTATTTCTGTATAATTATTGTTAATTGTAATAGAATAATTGCTATAATATAAATTTTGCATAATTATAATATGTGGTAGTAATAGATTGGTTATTTTAATAATTCCAGATCTACTAAATTTTATTTGGTCATAATCATCTCTATTAAATTGTTTTAATTTATTGTTAGATATTTTATTATATTCGATTATAAAAGTGTTATTAATGAAATTATTTATTTCATTAAATTTATTGTTAATGTTATCTAATATATATATAACTTGTTCATATAATAATTGTAATGTATCATTGTTATCCAAAACAGTGTAATAATCTATAGGTAAATTATTATTTGTCATTATATTATATATATAATATATTAATTTTGTATATTTATATTATTGTGTTTTCCTTCAATAGTTCCTATTTTGAATAACAATGAATTTTGTAATTTTTCAAATGTTTGATGACGTAAATATGAATGCATACATTGATAATTTCTTACTCTTTCACCAGTTATAGAGTCATATTCACATATACATTTATCTTTTGGTGTTGTAATATCATAATCTATTATATTAGATGCGCCAGTTTTTATAGGAGTTCCAGAACCATGTTTTAGACTTATAGACATTTTATTTACTACACCTAGAACACCTCTATCAAATAATTTTTCATGATATGCAGTATTCATATAATAATAATCACCATTAATATAATCTGGAAATAAGATGCAATATGCTTTACTTATACTTTGATCTGTTGCATATTCATATTTAGTTTCAATTTCAGGAATATTTAATAGAAGGAATCTGTCATTATCTAATTTACCTTTTGCTAAAACATATTCTTTGAACGAATTAGCAACAATATTATTAGCCACATCATATGTAAATTCATATACTTGATCTATTGTATTTTCATATATATCATCTTGGAAACTAAATTTAATTTTTTTATCAGTTGTATTATGATCTATTAAAATCCAATTACGAGCAACACTTAAAACAGGAGCATTATATGTATATGTTCCAATGAGTGGAGCGCCTAAAGCACCAGTTACAGTATATGTAGCAATAATAAGAGCATTTGTATCAGGAAATGGAACAGTTACTTTTTGAGTGAATGAGTCATCTAAATAAATTTCATTATTAGAGAACCAGTAATTATTGCCACTTATATTTTGAACATAATAAGTAAAATAATATGTAACTGTATTATACACAAATATTCCTGTATATTTTGAATGAGTAACAATTGCACTTCCTTCTGTAGTAGATGTAAATGCTGTAACAAATGCAGGAACAGTACCTGTATTAATAATTAATTTAGTAGCTTTACATAGAACATGATAAGTTCGAGGAACAATAACATTTTGTAAATCTACATATTTAACATTTTCAAAAACTCTATTAATATATGCTTGTTTGGTTCCAGCGACTGGATTAAATTCAACCCTATAATTAAATGGATCTGGATAAGCTACACAATCGCGATCTGAAGAATTTATATAAACATTATATTCAGCAACATATTCAGAAGCACTTATAAAATTATTATCTCTAAAATCTGGTTTATCATATTCATTTATTTTTTTAGGTATAATACCACGATCTGTTCCTTCTATATCTTCAGGATTAACTATGGGATTTGCCGTTTCTTCTAATCTTGTCAATCTATCTTGAACTTCTGGATTTTTATGTAATTGTCTAAACATACTAGACACATCATCTTTTATAAGATCTAATTGATAATTTGGTAATACTGCATTAGCACTATATAAATTAATATTAGAACCATGTGCGCGTGTATATGTATCACCTAATTTAAATGGTTCTTCTTTTGCATCTTTATCAAATGTTTGAGAAACATTATTAATAGTGGAAGGAGATAAATTGGAAGGCATATAATTTGCTTTGTATATTTGTCTAGAATATGGAATCATAATAGGATGTATATTATCTTTTCCATGATTTTGATCTTGTAAATCACCCATCATAGGTAAATTTTGTGTTCGTGTATCAGTCATATGTTGTGTTTGATAATTTGTTTTATCATAAATTCCTTTTGGTATATGGTATTTTGGAAATGATTGATTATTCATATAATAATTGAATATTATAATATTATAATATTATAATATTCTCAAATTAACTAATACATATAATATTTTATTATCTAATTATACTACAATTCCTATTTACACATTTATAACCTTGTAATGGTTGTACTACTATTGTATTCTGTCCATCTTTTACTCCTATTTGATTTTATCCAGAAACACAATGTTCATCATAACAATATTCTCCAAAATTATTTTCTGTTGGATATTGAACATATGCACAAAGATTAGATTTAGACTTTGAATAACGTGTCATTTTATTAATGGATAACGCGCTATTTTATTAATGAATAACGCGCTATTTTAATTAATGGCTAACGTATAATTTAATTAATTGATAACGCGCTATATTATTAATGAATAACGCGTAATTTAATTAATAGATAATGCGTAATTTAATTAATAAATAACGCGTAATTTAATTAATGGATAACACGCTATATTATTAATGAATAATGCGATATATTATTAATGGGACAACGCGTAATTTAATTAATGGATAACGTGTCATTTTATTAATGGACAACGCGCTATTTTATTAATTGATAATACGTAATTTAATTAATGGATAACGTGTCATTTTATTAATGGATAACGCGTAATTTAATTAATAAATAACACGCTATATTATTAATAAATATATTGAATAATTATTATTTAGTATAATAACAGCGTGTACTAGTATCTGAAGGACATCTAAATATTGTACCTGGCTGTAATTTTAATTTATATTTAGCACCATCTCTTTCCATTATAATATTTCCTCCTTTACATTCATCACAATCTTTTATAACTGATGGTTGTGGATTAATGGTTGTATTTATAGTTTGTTGTGGTATATTTTGTATATTAGTTTGTGTATTAGTTTGTGTATTGGCTTGAGTATTAGTTTGTGATGTATTTATAGTTTGTTGTGGTATATTTTGTATATTAGTTTGTGATGTATTTATAGTACATGTATTATTTTTACATTTATACATTGTCATTGGTTGTACTACTACATTATCTTGACCATCTAATACATTTATTTGATCTTCTCCAGCCATACATATTCCATTTAGACAGTTCGAGTCAAAATAAGGAACAGGTATAATACTGCAATTTTGATTAGGACAAATATATGTGTCACCTTTACGTAAATATTTCATATCAATAGGTAACTCAATATTTGAATCAGGATTTATTGCAATTACTAATGCTTTTTCATGATTAGAATTAATACATTTATCTGTACATAATTGTACAGAACCAAAATCCATTGATTCCGTTGTGTTTTCTTTTTTCAAAACATATTTATATATGAAATAAATTATAAATCCTATTATAACGATTTGTTTAATATCCATATATATTAAACAAATATAATATTTTATTTTAGTTATAAAATATTATATAATTATCTAAATTGGTTTTTGTTTATTAAGTTATTTATTGTGGTATTATAGTACAATCATAATTATTACATTTATAAACCCTATTTTGTTTAATATTTTTTATAGCAGTACCATCTTTTACTTTGATATTACTTTTTCCAGCATAACAAATACCATTATCACATACATTTTCTGGATTTATAATTGGAGTAATAAAACAACGGGCAGTTTTACAAAAAGGAATATTATATGTGGCTGGTTGTTTCTTAGTATCAATTATTGTGCCAATTATAGTGCCTTCTTTGCCGTATAGATCTTCGACAACAACGTTATGATATGTTCCATTATGTTTGCATTCATCATTATTACATTGTACTGATTCTGATTTTTTTATATTTGTATTTATGTCATAATTAGTATCAATAATACAAGTTGCACCAGATGGACATACTAATGGTTCACCTTCTTTGAATTCTCGTGAAGTATTGCAATTAGTTTTATCAGTTGTGAAAAAAATGCCAGCTTTATCAGCTGTTCGTGGAAAAGATAGTTGTTTTCCAAAAGGAAGATTACAGTTAGCTAAATGTTCTGTAGTTTTTGAACTATAAAATTTATAGTATATAAATACCAATAATCCTAGTAGAAGGAAATGTTTTGTATTCATTATATATATATATATATAATTTTTATTTTGTGGTAAATATTGAAAATTAAAAACATAGATATGAAAAATATATATAAAAACAGTATAATGAGTATAAAAAACAAGACAATAAATATATTGAAGAATCACAAAATAGAAGCAGATAATTTTAGTGAATTAATAAAAAAACATATAAAAGAATTGAAACAAACATTTGATGAAGATTTAAAAAATGAAAAAATAGAGTTATTACAACAAATAGCATGTGATTATCAATTAGATTTAAATGATTTAGTATCAAAATATATAAAAAGGAAAAGAGGTGATACATTAATGGAAATATTTGATAATTACAATATAGAACAAAAAAAGAAAGTAATAGAAGAAGCACAATTATATAATGGTTCTATATATATAAAAGTTGATTATAAAAACAATGATTATTATGTGCAATTAGAAGAAGGGGGAGATATATTAAATAATTTTAGCAGAAAAGTTGGACATGTAAAAAATGGAAAATATGTATTTAATGATGAATATATAAATAAATTACATGAAACACATAATAGTGATTATAATCCATCAAATATATTAGATTATGAGAATAGTGAATTATTTGGTGAATATGTAGATTATGCATTAAATAATATTGAAAAATAATAAATAAATGAATTTATTTATCTATTTATTTATTATGGAATCAAGTGAATATAAAAAAAGTGCTAATGAAGATCAAAAATGTAGTTTATCAAGACGTTATGATGGAGTTTCATGTTCAACTATTAAAGAATTACAGGATATGGCAAATGCATGGAATATATATATAAAGAAGCATAAAATAAATAAGGAGCCAATAGAAGTACAAGGAACTACAAAACGATCTTTGGTAGAATCATTATTGGGTAGATTAAAAAATGTTTGTTCAGATCAATTATGTATGGTAGGACAAGATTTTATAGAATATACACAGGATAAACATAATATAAAAAAGAAAACATATTTACCAGCAGCGCCAAAAGGTCAATTTGAATGGTTGAGTACATCACATATTAATGAATATATAGATCAATTACAAGATGTATTCGTGAATTATAAATTTTTAGGTGCAGTTCCAATAGACTTTGATGAAATAAATATAGGAATTAGGAATTTAAATTTTGATAAATTATTTAAATCAGGTAAGACACAAATAGGTATAATATTTAATACAGATACAAGTAAAGGCAGAGGACAACATTGGATTTCATTATTTGCTGATCTAAATAATAAAAAAATATATTTTTTTGATTCAACTGGTAATGCTCCACCAAAAGAAGTAAAAGCTTTTATGGATAGAATTGCTAATTGGATAATGACACATTATAAAATAGATAAAAAAAAAATAGATATAAGATGGAGTAAAATGGAACATCAAAAGAAAAATTCAGAATGTGGCATGTATTGTATACATTGGCAAACAGCTATGTTACAAGGTAGATCATTTGATGATTATAATAAAAAACGAATAACTGATGATGAAGTAAATCGTTTTAGAAAAAAATATTTTACATTACGTTAAGATTACCGTTAAGACTTTTTTGGTCTACCACGTTTTTTAATAATAGGTTCTATAGTTTTTTCATCATCTAAAATTTCATCAGATTTAAATTTATTATTTTTTAATAAAAATGAACTTGCATTATCTCTTAATGCAAGTTTACATACTTTATCCATTTGTTTATCACGCATATTTACAGACATACTATCACTTACTACTTTAAATGCATCTAAATCATTACGTGATTCTGCCATTTTTTGTTTATATACTTCTTTATATGTATCATTTGCAACTGGTATTAAATGAGATCTTATTGTACTTGCTTTAGCATCAATAGACCATTCATCATTTGTTTTAACAAGATAATTATCACGATTGGCATCAGTGCAGTGTAAAGGTCTATGTTCTTCGCCAATATCACATAATTCTTTAATAATATATTTTAATCCATCATGAAAGGATAATTCTTTACATTTATTGAAAAGTTCATTGTTAATATTAGATACATTAATACAATCTTCAATATTTCGTGCATTTGGATAATTTGATACTACAAATTGAATATTATTATTAGTAATTGGTCCAACTGAATTCATAGAAATAGTTGTATTATTATGTGTATTAATCATAGAACCATTATTTACTGTATTATTTATATTTTTATCAGTTATTATTGTTTTCACTAAATCTATCATCTCACTTTGTTGTTTCATTACCTCCATATGATATTTCATCATTTCATCTGTTTTCATAACACATTTATTATTTTTTGCAACATGATTTACATGATAATCATAATTAGATTTCCGTGAAAATGCTAAATTACATATTGGGCAATATCTAATAGGCATTATATTATTATATAATTATTATTTTTATATTAATATTTAATTATTTTGCTTAAATATTGCTTAATTGTGCAATATTTAAGCAATATTTAAGCAATATTTACACAATATTCAAACAATATTTTTACATTTCTATTAGTATATTATTTTACTATCTAATTATCATCTTATAATAAAAATAATACAATGATTGCTATATATTAGATCATAGTAAAAAAAATAAATAAAAAAACGGGAAATTTTAGAAACTTTCCCAGATTTTTAAAAAAAAAACACACAATTGAATTTATTTTTCATTGTGCAACTTTTTAGACCTGGAGTTGTGTCTTAAAAAGCTAATTTCAAAATATCATTATCTAAATTTGCATCTTAAATAATTAATTTTCAAAAGTTGCACAATTGTGCAAAATTGTGCAACATACAACGATGCATATATTTTTTATAAACATTATTATAGATTATAATAGATTGACTGAAAAAATAGGGGCAATTGTAGTTTTTTTTTATGGATGAAATTGATGGTTTTCTAAATTTCCATAAAATTCCACAAAAAACTACAATTGCCC